CGCGGGGGGGGAGGGCGGGGGGGGGGCGGGGGGGGGGGGGGGGGGGACTCATCAGGCCGGGGCGAACGCCGGGTCGTCAGTGATGAACGTGATGTTGTCGGAGAACGTGCCCTTCACGTTCGTCGCGGCGTCATCGGTCGCACTGATCTTGTACTCGTCGCGCTCACCGACCTCGAACCTCGGGCAGGCCCACAGGTACTTGTGTCCGTTCGCCTGCGCACGAATCACGATCGCGTAGGCGTCGATGTCACGCGCGTTCGACAGCGTGTGGACCGAGTGGGTCGCCTCCTTCTTCGACTCCTTGACCTTCCACTGGAGCTTCAGGGTCTGGAGGTTCGCCTGGAGGGCAATGAAGGAGAAGTCCGTGGACGAGTCGGTCATGACCGTCCGGTAGATTCGGTGCCCCTGATGCGCCTTCCGCTTGTCAACGGAGTCGTCCGGGGAGAACGTCATGCCGTCCTCGTTGATCCAACCGACCTCGACGAACGCCGCGTCGAGGGCGTCGGTCAGGTTGGTCGGCAGCGCGGTGCCGATGGGGGCGAGGGAGACGTCATCGTCGTCGGACCCGAACTGAAGAATCTGGTTGAGATTCAGTTTCGCGTAACTCATGAGTTGTCATGCTCCTGTTCGTCGGTGGCCGGGCGGCCCGGCGCGAATGAGGGGGGTTGTGGCACGTCGTCCACGGGGACGGCCTGCCCGTAGTGGGTGAGGCGCGCGACCTCGCCCGGCTCGGTGACGTCGGCTATCTCACCGACGTTCTTGGGCTCGCTGTTGACGGTGCATGGCGCTGTGATGCGCATTCTCATGGCTGCTCCTGGGTGAGTTGGTGCTTGATCGCGTAGGTGGCTCGCCACCGGTAGGCTCCGGCCTGCCCCGGTGGTTCGTAGGAGGGGCCGGCGACCTCCTGGTGGCGGACTATGCGGATGCCGCCGACGACGGGGGGCAGGTGGCGGACGAGGTGGTCGCGGGCCTGCTGGATGAGGTCGTGGGCGTCCTTCTTCGTGCCGGCCCACGCCTCGACCGTGACACGGGGGTGGTCGGTGGACAGGTGGGCGAGTCCGCCGACGCGTTCGACGCACAGGAACCGGTCGGGGCGGGGGGACGGCCGCTGCGCGAAGCATGGGACGCCCACCGTGGCCTCGAGGTGGGCGCGTAGCGCCTCGATGAAGTCGGGGGCTGTCATCGGCCGGCGTCCAGAGACTTCATGATCACGTTGTTGTCCGCCTGCCGTTTCCGGCCCGTGTGGTTCTCGGTGCGGACCTGGTTGCCGTATCGCTGGATGCGCTGCGGGCGGGGGCGGGTGCGGAACCCGTCGCCGGCGGCGTTGCGGATGCGGTCGGCGCGCGCGTCGATGTCCTCCTTGATCTGGGGGTGGTTGAGGACCGCGCGGATGCCGGACGGGCTCATCGCGACCTTGGTCATCGTTTCGCCTCCCACCGCCTGCACAGGACCGTGATGTTCGAGACCGCCCCGGTCGGGGACTTGTTGAATGCGGGCTCGCCGATGATCTCCCAGTCGCGGCCGGGGTCGTCGGGGAACCGGATGCGGGACCGGGCGGTGACCGGCGTCCCGGGGTTGAGGTAGACGTTCCTCGAGCCGGCGGAGACCTCGAGGCCGCCGACGGAGGTGTTCAGCAGGTTCGTGGAGGACTCCCAGACGGCGGTCGCCCGGGTGACCGTGGGGTGATCCCAGTCGTCCACCGGGTGCCCCCACTCGTCCTTACTGCCGGGTGTCAGGATGGTGACGGGCTGGGACGCGAACGACGGCAGCATCCGGCGCCTCCTCTCAGGCCCATTGCTGGAGCCGGTAGGGGGCGAGGTCGGCCCGGTCCTCGCCGCTGAGTGTCATGCCGGCCCTAGCCCAGGTGACGCTGATGGACCCGGCCTGCTCGCGCGTGGCGCCCATGGGGGACGCGCAGGTGGCGAGGACGGCCCGCGTGATGACGGCGGCCAGGGCCGGGGCCGTCGGGTACCCGTGGGTGAGGTCCACGTCGATGCTGCGGAACCGGTCGGGGAACGCCCGGCGGCGGAGGCGCAGCATGCCCGCCTGGGAGAAGTCCCACGAGTCCTTCGGCTGGGTCTCGCCGTCGATACGGACCGCGGAGACGTCGAGGACCCTCCCGGAGGGGATGCGCAGCGATGGTGAGCCCTCGCCGTCGAGGGTGAGGGTCTCGGTGATGACCGGGGCGACGTGCCATCCGCACCACAGGCGGATGGCGTCCGTCGCCGCGGCGGTGAGGACGGGGGGCGGCGGATGTGCGTCATACACGCCCAGATCTGTCACTCTGGGCGACTTTTCAGGTGGACTGCCGCGGCCTTGGGCACCCCTACATGACCCTGACCTGCGTAGATACCCCAGGCCCACCAGCGCGAAGCAGCACCGACGCAGCTAAAAGTCGCCATTCGTGACAGATCGACCTGAGTGAACCAGCACGCCAGCCCAGTAGATAGACCATCTAGTAACTAGGTAGTCTATAAACCATGGACTCATCAGCAGCTCGCCTCCTGCGCGGATTCCTGGAACCCTGTCTGCTCTCACTGCTGGCCGAGCACGCCGACTACGGCCTGTCCCTGGCGCAGCGACTCGCCGTCGCCGGGCTGGACGAGGTGCCCGGCGGCACGCTCTACCCGGCTCTCATGCGCCTGGAGAAGCGCGGCCTCGTCGCGGTCTCCTGGCGCCCCTCCACCTCCGGGCCCGCCCGCAAGTACTACGAGCTGACGGACGCCGGACACACTGAGCTCGCCGCACGACGGACCGAATGGCGCACCTTCTCCACGGCGGTCGGCGCTCTCATCGAGGGCCGCAGGGTACGCACGGAGGCCCCCTCATGAGCCGGCCCGAGGAAGCCAGGGACCCAGCACAGAACACAACGGCCGAGTGGTACCGAAGCTTCACGGTAGAGCTCGCCTCCCGCGGTCTGCCGTCCTCCGAGGTCGAGCGCACGGCTGCCTCGACCCAGGCGGAGGCCGAGGCGGCCGGGGTTCCGCCCGGCGACCTGTACGGTCCGGCAGTCCTCTACGCCCGCGAGGTCGCCTCTGCGCTGCGGGACTACCAGGCGGCAGCACCCACCCCGGCCCCACACAGCTCGTCACCCCACGCCACTGCTGACCTCGGCACCACCGACTTCGCCACCACATCTGCCAGGACTTCGCCCGCAACCCCCGTGGTCCTGCGCCTGACAGACGTCTCCGCGCGCCGCGGCAGGCGCACGGTCCTGTCCGGCATCAACCTCACCATCCACCGGGGCGAGGTCGTCGCCGTCGTCGGGGCTAACGGCGCCGGCAAGTCGACCCTGCTTCAGCTGTGCGCGGGCCTGCTGCGTGCAAGCGGTGGGAGCGTCGAGAGGACACCGAATTTCGGCTACGCGCCTCAGCTCGACTCCTTGGCGCCGCTGCTGACGGTGGACGAGCACCTCCGGCTCTTCGGGGCGGCGCGTGGGATTCGGCAAGGCCGCTCCATCTCGACCGGTCACCGTCTCCTCACCCGCCTGGGTTGGACCGCGCGCGGAGACCAGACCGCCGGGACGCTCTCGGGTGGGACTCAGCAGAAGCTCAACGTCGCTCTCGCCCAGCTCGACGCCCCCGACCTGCTCCTGCTGGATGAGCCCTACCAGGGGCTTGACGCTCTGGCCTACGAGGATCTGTGGGCCCTCATCTCGGCCTGGCGCGCTTCGGGCGCGGGCGTCCTGCTGGTCACCCACCTGCTGCGCGACGTCGACCTGGTTGACCGCGTCGTCGAGCTGCCGGCCCCGCAGGAGGACGCTGGCCGGACAATCCACCGAATGCCCCGACGGACGCTGCGAAAGGAGTCCGCATGAGCACGCCGCCTGACCAGTCCACGCTGCAGACCGAGTGGGATCGCACCGAGGACGCCCGGTTCCGGTCGATGGCTGCGACCACGGGCCTGGTCGCGCTCGTCACCCTGCGTGAGCTTGCCCGACGGCGCGGCGCCCTCGCGCTGGCGACCCTTCTGCCGCTGACCTTCTACCTGGTGCGCCTGGAGACGCATTGGACCGCGATCCGGCTCCTGTCGATCGGCCTGGGCTGGGCGACGGCGACGCTGGCGCTGTTCACGCAGGTCTCGTCCCGTTCAGTGGACCGTCGTCTCGCCGTGAGCGGGGCTCGGCCCGCGACCTTGCTGCTGGGCCGATATCTCGCGGTGCTCGGGCTCGGGTGGATTTTCGGCCTGCTCTACAGCGGCCTCGTCCTGGCCACGATCGGCGACGAGCTCACCCACCCGAGTGCGGTGCCGGTCATGCTGCTGCTGACCGCCACCGCGGCCACCCCCCCGGGCTCCC